TTTGACCATAACTCCAAGTGGGGCTGCGGTTGATTTTGCTTCCAAAGCTATAATTAATGTCTTAGATTTAGACCTTGGTTCTGCGTCCGCCGCGGGCACTCTCTGGGCTATGTTAACCGCTGCAAATGCTGGCACAGCTTTGGTCATTAAGTCAAGGGACAGCATTGATATCCATAGAGCAAGATTAGGCTTGAGCGGCGGTGGTGATACTGCTGTGTGGACATATACCAACAGCACTATCGTAGGCATAGTGCTCAGTGGTGCTCTGGATGCTAATAACCAGGATATAGACAACGCCGTGCTGGATGCCTCGGTAGCCAAGGGCGTCTGGACTGCCTCGGGAACCTGGACTGTGCCTTCAATGACGCTGGCTGGGCCGATAAGCATACCTTCCGCTATTCAAATTGCGGGTGATGACACAACTGGTGGTTGGAGCCTCTATGGCGGACTGGCCATAGCGGGTGGCGGCAGTCGGCTACGCTTATTTGGAAAAGGTAGTACAACCCAGGTTTTTATATATACTTCCAACGCAGCACAAAACGCAGATGTAGTTCGGGTTGTTATAGATGGTAACAAAGCTGATTGTATTGCGGCTTGGACTAATATCTACCACACCGGGATGAAGTTCGGCCTTGCAGGCACCGCCACCGGTGCCTGGACGATGGATGGGGTCACATCCGGGGTGGTCACCATGACCGTAGCTGCGGCAGCGGGCACATGGACAATGACCTTGCCGACAGCTGTGGCAGCTGTTCCTGGGTATCAACTCACAGACGCTGCTGGCAATGGTATTACCTCTTGGACTGCTGCGGCCTCTCGTAGAGAATGGAAGCATGACCTTGGAATAGTAAGGCCACAGGATGCCCTTGACGAAATCTTGAAGACTAAAGCGGTCCATCGCTTTACCTATAAGGCTGGCCAGGGCACCGGAGATTTTGAGACGGTGTATGTTGGGCCGTTTGCGGATGAAGCACCTTGGGCCATGCACTTCAAGGGTGGGATTGTGAACCCGGTCAACACTCTGGGCTACATGGTGCTGGGATTCAAAGCTGTGGATGCCCGTATAGAGAAACTTGAGGAAGAACTAAGAGACCTAAAGGCTCTGGCAGGGAGGAACTGATGGCAAAAGTATTCAAGAACATAGTCCTAAATGGTTACAACGGAGAGCCCATGAGGATGGCGGTCAGGGAGAATGACGGCGACCCAATAGAGTTAAAGGAAGCAAAGCTGGACTCCGTTATGCGTATCATCCTCAACAATGCCCCACTCCAGACCCAGCAGGACTCCATAAACGGCATGAGGCTGGCTATGGCCCTTGATAAGGCCAAGAACGGGGCTGCCACCATTGAGATTGAGGATGGGGTGCATGACTGGCTCAAACCAGTGGCCGAGAAGTTAACCCCGTCCATATTCAGGGTCAACGGGAACCTCGTCTACAAGCACATCTGCGAGGGTTTTGAGAAGGCACATCAGTCGCAGGATCAGAAGGGGGTAGGCCGATGAGCGAGCAAAAGGAGAAGCGGCGCCGGAGCATGTGGGTATCCATCGCAGCTATCTTAGCCATTACTATTCTGGAGACCATCGCCCTGCTCAAAGGGGTGAACGGCACCATGTTCGGAATATCTATGGCGGCCATAGGTGGTGCTGCGGGCTTCAGCGTCAAGAAAATCCTGTCACCTAAATAGTCCACCCCACCTCCCTTTATAGCCCCCGTCCGTAACTCCTCTGCGGCGGGGGCTTCCTCATTTCTGAAACTGCCCAATAATCGGGGTGGGAAGGGGTTGACAACGACCCAACATGGTGGTAAGATGCAGACACTATGAATGTGACAGAAGAGAAGGCATACAAGTGGCTAACAGACCGTGGTGTGGATGGTTTGGTTTTTCGACAGCGTGGCAGCCCGGATTTTTTGGCCTCCAGTGGCACCGGGTACGAAATAAAACTTCTGCGTAATAGCACTGTGACTTTTTACGATTCACAGGTGCGGGAACTAAAACAACACGGTAACACATACATCATGGTATTTAATGGTGGAACCGAACCTGTGGCACGGTTCCACTTCAACGATGTGACCATTCCCGGTTTCTGGGGCAATATAAGGTTGAGCCTCGTTATTCCCTATAGGAAGCCAGAGGACACACTTGAAACAGGATATCTAACCAAACAAGAGGCAGCAAAGCTACTCAAGGTTCACCCCCGAACCCTGATGAGGTGGGTCAATGCGGGGGAGGTAAAGGCCTATAGGATTGGGCCGCTGGTGCGGTTCTCCGAGACAGACCTTCAGTCCTACATGGAAGGCCAGACCATCGTCACTGATGAGGAGAGCAATGAGTAATACCCTCTGGGACTGCGACAATGCAGTCATCGGCGGACACCTGAAGACCTACGCTGGTAATGTCCACGGCATCATCTGCAAGGCAGGCTACCCTTTGAGCCAGGCCCACACCACCCTGAGCATCAAGAACGGCAAGGCAATGGAACCAACGGTGTGCCAGGGCTGCCCCGAATACATCCCTAATGAGGGTGTGCCCAAGGGTGAACGGGGTGGGTGGTGACCCTCCGCACCATAGTCCAAGCGATGATAACCGTGATAATCAGCTACGCCCCCTTTGAACTGCTGAGGCTCACCTTGACCTACTCGGAGACCTATGCCAGTCAGGGTCCATTCGTTGGTGCGTTTGCCCTGGAGATGTTCGTGGTGGCGGTGGGGTGGATACTGGCCGTCTATGCGGTCTGGAGGAGGATTTGATGAGGAGCCATAAACCAGTCCCCTTGGAGGAGCGGTGCGAGAACACCGTGTTTGACCCGCGCATCCTTGGTGGGCACCGATGTTATCGCCGCTACAAGCTCAAAGAGAATGGCAAGCAGTGGTGTAAGGCACACGCCCCATCTACGAGGAACGCCAAAAGGCAAGCCCAACATGAGGAGTGGGAACAGCGACAAGTTGTGTTCTTGCAGCAGCGGGCCGAAAAGGCCGAGCGGGAGCGCCGTTCCGACTGCTACACCGATCTGCTGGAGGCTTGCAGAGATGGTCTGGGTTTATTGGTGACCCATCTCGGCGACCGGCTTGACGGCACCTACCAAGCGGTCAGAGCCATCATGGAGGAAGCCATAGCCAAAGCGGATCCCCCCGGCCCCACAATCCGGGGAAAGGAGTAACTGAAATGAGAGGAGATGCCATGGCTGATGAACTGTATGGGGTGACTAAGAAAGCCTGGAAGGACTATGAGTATATCCGCCAAGGCGCACGAATAAATATGAATAGTTCGTATGTTCACGCCTTGGCTGGCATTACCAGAGAGCAGCATGGTGCCATCCTCAAGCACTACAGCGAGATGGCTGAGAAGTGGAAGGACACCCCATGAGTGACGCAATCGTCCTGGCCCCCCAGGAGAAGGCCATAGCGGAGGGTCAGTGTGATGTGTGCAAGTTGTGGAACTGGGACTCCCAGCCATGAAAACCCCGTTTGACGATGATATCGCAGCGATAGAGGCGAGGAGGTCAGATGTCCACCTCCGCTATGCCCTCACTATCCTGCGGGGCAAGCGGCAGGGGTGGTTGGATGCCCACGAGAAGCTGCTGCCGCTGATACGGGGAATGCGGCATATGTTCAACTTCGCGGCGGTAGAGTACGTGCTATCAGATGAAGAGGTAGCCCTCATCAAACAGGTAGAGGAGGTGGTGAAATGATGACTGACGACGACAGGGGACTCTACAGAGCCATGAGGCGCTGGCTAAATGATGCGACCCGTCACTATGATTCTCCAGAGATAGCCCTGCGGGATGGGCTGGAGATGCTGGAGACTTGGGGCCACGAATGGATAGAGGAGGAGAAGAAACCATGAAAGAGAGAATCCTTGTCATAGCTAAAGCTATTAAGCTTTGGCCTACTGGAGAGGTTGACGTTGCGTTCGCTGTCGGAGGGCACGTGGTTACTCTGCCTGGTGACCTTGTAATACGAGAGTCCGCCATGATGTTTGACCATCTAAGCGATTGTGCCTTACACAACGGGCCGGCAGAACCAACTGGCCCATGCTCCTGCGGAAAGGGTCTCGGTGAAGTGAAATGAGCGAAGAACTTGTCCGGGCCGTCCATGTGGCCAGGGAGGTGGAGGAAGTAGCCCAACAGGTCATTAGCCTATCCCAAATGGTTTGGGCAGCAACCAATGCCGACGTACTTGCCATTAGAGATGAGGCGAAGGAGAAGCGGGCCAAAGCCGAGGAAGCCCTGAGAGAAGCGGGCCTCAAGGAGTATGAGGCCACCAAGAACAAGAAGCCCTTTCCGGGTGTGGGTATCCGAGTGAGCGAGAAACCGCTTTATTCCTTTGAGATGGCTTTGGCCTGGGCTCAGGAACACCATCTGGCCCTCAGCCTCGATAAGAACGTGTTTGAGGGCATCGTCAGCAACATGGATATCAAGCCTTCCTTTGTGGTCATGGAGAAGAAGACCACAGCGACCATCGCCACCGACCTGGGGAAGGTGCTGGAGGGGGTGGGGGAGTGAGCAAAAATACACCGGGGCCGTGGGAACATGAAGGGGATGGCGTAATCGTAGATGCAGCGGGTAAGCAACTGGCTATGGTCTCCCCACACTTGAGGGAGGCCAATGCCCGCCTGATAGCTGCTGCCCCTGAACTGCTTGAAGCATGTAGGGCCGCCTTGTATGGCGTCGTTGACCGGGGTGGGCCTGATGGCTTGGACAAAGAGGAGGTGGCCGACTATCTAAGGGCCGCCATAACCAAAGCAGAGGAGCCATGAAAACCGCCGCCCTGCTGCCCGATAGGAAGGAGGAGATATGCCAACCGTTGAAGGCGTGATAGAGGAAATTGGCATAAAGACTGGAGGGGAAGGTGCTGATGCTTGGACTAAATACAGCGTCAAGGTGAGTGGCTACCACAGATATATCGGCATCTTTGACACTACCATCGGCAAGTCTTTGGAGACAGGGAAGGCTTACAGCTTTGAGGTAGAAGAGAAGGGGAAATACATCAACCTTGTTGCCAAAACCACGCCGGAGCCAGTGGCCTTCCCTCTGCCGGAACAACACCAACGGATTGCCCAGCCTCACTCCAACGACGCCGGAGAACCTGATAGGCAGCAGTCCAGCCAGAGGCAGGTGGCCCTCAAAGCGGCCGTGGAGCTGGCGGGCTACATCATGGCGCACACGGACCGGGGGGCAATGGGCAGCCAGGAGGTGATGCAGGTCGCAGGCCACTTTGATGCCTGGCTCAATGGCACACGGGAGGGGCATAGCGGGGGCAATGGTGCTCCCGAAGGTTCCGATGGCCCTGAGCGTTAAATGAGAGGGGTCTCAGCAACGAATGGCCCTGTCCGCCCAGCGGACTCCGTCGAGCGGAGCGGAAGGCTACCGGGAAATAGAGAGGAGGGACATGACCAAGAAGAAATGCCCCCATAACAACCCAGATTGTGGGACTATGCGGATAGCCCTACATACCTGCCCCTTCAAAGAAGAAATACATGGCAACAGTAAAGACAAGTGTCGGTGCTGTTCCGACTGTACCCACGATTGTCATTTTGAGACTTGATAGCCCCACCCGAGGGGCATTGTCCACCGGGTTGTCCAAAAGGAAAGGAGGAACACGTGACGAATCTTAGGGAATACGCAGCAATGCCGGGGGTGAAAGACTTGCCTTTCAAGCCTAAAGGATTCTTTGCCCTTGCTCTCAAAGCAGAGGCTGAGGGCGACCACGAGAGAGCAGAAGAGTATTTGGCTAAGGCTGTGGTAGCTGAGGCAGAAGCATAGGCGCGGGTCACACTGGGCGTGGTGTAAGGCAGTAGCATACCGGAGTCGGAGGTGTAGGGTCAACGCCTACCGCCCAGTCCATTAACAAAAGTGAATAGACAGGGCGGGGCGGGTTGGTGGCGGAAGATAAGACGCAGGCGATAACTGTGGAATGCCGCACAAGCCCCTTAGAGGCTCCTTAAGAGGGGGCACGGGGGATGCCACTGGAGCGTCCCAGGGTGAGAGTCCCTGGGCCAACCTTCCCCGCTCCGAGCTGGCTGTGAATCCTTCAGGGGTGGAAGCCCTGGACTTAGCCAGCACCCCCGGTAGCTGAGGTGCCATTGATGTGGAGATGGTCAGTGGTCAAATGTAGCGGCCTCAAGTCTCAGCCAAGGCTGCCGGGGACACGGGGGCTGGTGTCCGTGGGGTGTCTTGCATACCACGACTATCGGTCAGCAGGCGAAAGTTACCGAGCCAGCCCCCAGCAATCATTCACCCCGAGTTCGGGGAAGAGGAGGTGATTAAGATGGAGCGTCCCATGAACCCGAACCGAATCACAGGCAGGTCTCCAGCAGGGTTTGATGAAGGAGTTATTGCAGGGTATGGAAGCACTGAGAGAAAGAAGGTTCCATGCTTGAACTGTGGACAGCCTGTTACGGCAACCGAACCCCACGATATGTATGCTTGTCATAACCACTTGAAGTCCCGCCTGGAGAAGGTGGAGGGGCAGTTCAGGGAGGCGGTGAGGTTGCTGTGCTTTGCCCCCCAGTGGGTAAGCCGGGGTTCGCAAGTTGGAAGAGAACTGCGGGACCAGATAGACCTATTCCTCAAACCCCACCACCCCCAGGAGGACAGCCGTGGATGACCGGGAACTCATCGTTGACTTCTTCGCTGGAGAATATAGAGAACCTGATTATTGGATTAAGAAGAGTCCTATGACAGACCATGACCATAACCGCAACGAGAGGGCGGCAAGGGAGGTGATGGGGTGGCATTGGGCATTACCCTATGGAAAGGGGAAAAAGTTATATGCTTGGCGGAATAGTGATAGGCTATTGGCCTTCCCAATTTATGAAGACTTTGACCCCAGCCACCGCTGGGAACACGCTGGGCTGCTGCTGGAGAAGATGCGGGAGATGTCCCAAGAGGTTCAATGCTTATTTAGCCTTGGTCTACATGATATGTGGGTAGGGTATAGCTACGGTAAGCCCTACCTTCCCTACATCCTCTGGCTCACCCCCGCTGTCATCACCCGGGCCGCCGTGGAGGCCTGTGAGAAGGAGAAGGGATGATGGCGTTCTCAGATTGTGGTAGTCAGCAAGGCACCTATTCAAAACCCATAGTTATATGCAGCCATAGTAATTTCTGTAAAGAGGGTGAGGCGGACTGCCCACACAAAGCTCCACATAAAATCAAATACCGACAGAGTGACTATGTTGGGTGTGACCCATGCGTTTGCCGCCTGACTGGGTATCGTGTCCAGTGCAAGCAAGAACTATGAATAGGAAAGGTAGCACCATGACTAACCTCGACGTGGCCTTCCGGCGGGGGAAGTGCAAGGAGTGTCATGGACTTGGATACCACAATCTTGAAAAGTGCCCTAAGTGCTCCGGCTCCGGCGAGACCTATCTGCTGGGGGATATGGTGAGGGTGAAGTGTCAAGGCAGCAAAGCCCTACTGGTTGAGGCTGGCCTGCAATATTCACCCGGTAGAAGGCAGCCACACGGTGTTATCAAGCGACTGGAAAAGGATGTATGCCAAGGTCAAGATTGCCAGGTCTGCCACGGCCTCGGGTTCACCCCCAGCACGGAGTTGGGGGACTGGGTGAAGGCGGCAAAGGCCAGAGGCTACGATGTTTACTTTGTGGATGATACCTGTCGCATTGAGGACAAAGATGGCGAGTGGTTCGGCGATGACCCCGATGAAGTGGCCGCCCTCAAGTTGGCGCTGGGCAAGGCACTGGAGGGGAGATGACTGAGACTAAAAACCCATACTTACCATTTCAGCACTACTGCTTCGTGTGCAAGGAAGTTACTAAACAGGCTTTGTGTGAGAACTGTGGAGGGTATGTCTGCCACAAACACAACCCCTGGGAAGAGGACTACAACGAATACAAGGGTGAGACATACCGATACCCGGTCCATAAGTGTAGAGGAGAAGCATGACCATCCCTGAGAAGTTGGCGGCCATCCGGGAACGGCTGGAGCAGAGGACGGTGGAGTGCAAAGAAGGCGGAGATGACTTGCACCTCACGACTTGTGTTTGTAACGGATGGATGAGCATCCCCGACCCGGCCTTCGCCCCGCTGATGGAGGTGGTGAGGGTAGAGAAGCCGTGCCCCCACTCTGAGTTAATAGACGATGTTCCCGTGTTCTACAAACCCAAGCAATGCCCTGGCTGTCATGGCAAGCCACGCTACACCACCCGCTCCATTGAGGGATGGCCGAAGGGGGCACTGGCTGGGGCTATAGAGTGGAACATGCCCCCCCACTGGACACTCAAAGTATACCGAATGGAAGGGGGCGACTACTGGGCTGAAGTTTTTGTATGGGAAGAGGGAAAGAAGCTACCAGGGAGATTTCTTAGCAAACGCTACGATACCCCCGACCCCGCCGCCGGCGATGCCCTGTTTGCGGCACTGTCCGCCCAGACCCCGGAGGAGGGGCGGGGTGGCTGACCCGCGCATGACAGAACGACACTTCCAGAAGGCGGTCTTGGCACTCCTGCGATTATACCACTGGCGGGTGGCCCACTTCCGCCCCGCCATGAAAAAGGATGGCACTTGGGTAACTCCTGTCGCCGCGGATGGCGCTGGTTTCCCCGACCTGTTTGCGGTCCGGCCACCACGAATCCTCTTGGCAGAATTAAAAGTGAAGAGCCCAGTGAGCAAGGCTCAGGCGATTTGGATAGACCTCTTAGGTCAGTGCCCAGGGGTAGAGACCTTTATCTGGCATCCTTGGGATTGGGCCGTGATAGAGACGGTGGCAAAGTGAAGCCTATTCTGTTTTCAGGTGCGATGGTCAAGGCCACATTGGAGGGGAGGAAAACCCAGACCCGCCGGGTCATCAAGCCGCAGCCCTTCAAGCCTGATGGAACACATGATATCCAGTGGAAGCCAGCAGGGATGCTGTGCTATGACGACTATTTCAGAGAGCGTGCCCCTTATCATTGCCCATACGGTCACCCTCCCCCCTACGGCCAGGTCGGTGACAGGCTGTGGGTGCGGGAGACCTTCTCGCTCCCTGAACGTGCGTGTGAACAGCCAGTATGGTATTGGGCTGATGGCAACCCGCCCCATGGCGACTGGACAAGGCCCAAGCCCTCCATCTTCATGCCCCGCAAGGCCAGCCGCATCACCCTGGAGATTACGGGGGTGAGGGTGGAGAGGGTGCAGGAAATTGATTACCTTGGCGCAAGGGCGGAGGGTATCCTGGTCTTTAGGTCCTATGTGAAAGGTCATCCTGATTCCCCTATGCGCTATGAGTCCACTGCTGCCTTCATGGACTTGTGGGACAGCATCAACGCCAAGCGGGGCTATGGGTGGGCGTCAAATCCTTGGACCTGGGTGCTGGAGTTCAAGAGAGTGGAGGCTAAGCGGTGAACGATGACAGCAAGACCACCTCCGTGATAGAGCAGACTGAGGATGCAGGCGTGTCCTGTTTCTGTTGCGCCAACTACACCGACTGCGGGGTGGAGATGGAGCTACTGGTAGAGAAGTATGGTGGCCACCCCCTTGACCTGATGAAGATAACTTGTGGCCAGTGGTCTGTGCATGCGTGGTTTCTTCAGTGACCCTCACCATCCGGCAGGAGATGCCCCAAGCCGTGAGGACTCCCGGTGCGGAGAGGGCGGTGGGGTGAGACACATCGTAGCCCTCTCGGGCGGTAAGGACAGCGCAGCCCTGGCCCTATATCTCAAGGGCAAGGTGGAGTGTGAGTATGTCTTCTACGACACGGGGCGAGAGCTGCCAGAGGTCTACGAGTTCCTGAATCAGTTGGAGGTGAGGCTGGGAACAGTGAATCGTGTCCGGTTTAGGGACCGGGACTTTGACTGGTATTTGAGGCAGTGGGGATACATGCTCCCGAGCCCTTGGCGGCGCTGGTGTACGAGATACCTGAAAATCTATCCCTACCGACATTATGTGGGGAAGGATGATTGCATAGTTTACATCGGCATCAGGGCGGATGAAGATAGAGAGGGGAAATATGATGGCGCTATTGCCACTGTGGCTCACGCCTACCCCCTAAAGGATGCTGGTATAGACCGAGCAGGCGTCCTCTCAATCTTAGATGGCGCTGGTATAAAACTCCCCGACTTCTATCGCTGGCGGTCAACCGGAGGCTGCTGGTGCTGTCCCTTCCAGCGCAAAAGCGATTGGGCTGGCCTCAAGATGTTTCACCCCGACCTCTTTCAGCGGGCTGTAGAGGATGAAGAGAAAAGCATCGCTAACAGCAAGGGCTTTACTTGGCGGCGAGGCAGCAGGTTAACACAAATAGAGGCAGCGGTTCAGGCACCCCTGGAGATAGATGAATGGGAGGACAGGACACCATGCCTGATATGTGCGAAGTAGTGGCCATGACTCTCGTACCCTCCCAACCCCTCCGGCCCCGGAGTCCGCTGGGCGGAGAGGGCGGTGAAAGGAGATGACCGTGAGGCTTGACTTTGAGCAGCTATACATCATCGGCTCTTCCAGACCAGGCAAGACGCACCTCGCCTACGTGGACAGGTATGCGGATTGTGTGTCCCAAGTCTGCCTACCTAATATCCCCGTCATGGCAGTCCACACCTGCGACGATGATGATGGAGGCTTCCCGGCTGGTCGGACACAAGTGGAGGAATGGGACAAGTATTACAACGAAGTCACCTGTGCTACCTGTTTGAAGAGGGCAGTGGGGTGAGCAGACTACACCTCCGGCTATGGAAAGTGTGCCGAGATACTGACCGCTACAGGAACTCGAAGGGTGATGACATCCCCCAGTGCAGTTCATGCCCTTGGCTTCTATGGTTTGAAGTTGCTCCCGATTGGGGGGTCTGCTTCAATCCCGCATCACCGAGGGCTGGCCTTCTGACCTTTGAACACATGGCGTGTGACTGCTGGAAGCATGACCATCGGGATGCTGATGCTATGAGAAGACAGGAGGTGCCCCACTAATGGGATACTTCTCAAACGGCTCCGAAGGCTCGGACTACCAAGAGCAGTGGTGTCAACGCTGTGGAAATGATGTGAACCAGGACTGTGCCGTGTGGATGGCTCACCTGATAGCAAACTACGAGGAGTGCAACAAGCCCGAGTCCATCCTGCACCTGCTGATACCGATGGATGGTATTGAAAACAAGCAATGCCGGATGTTCAGAGAGGCCAAGCGGTGACCCTCACCATCCGGCGGGAGATGCCCCGGTGACCAGCGGCGACCTCTTCTGTGGCTGCGGTGGGGCTTCCTTGGGCATCCAGGAGGCAGGGTTCAAACACCTATGGGCCTACGATTCCGACCCCAAAGCTGTGGAGTCCTTCAATCTCAACGTGGCCCCCGTAGCCATCTGCCAGGCCATAGAGACCATGAACTGGGCAGAGGTGGAGCCTGTGGACTTCCTGTGGGGTAGCCCCCCATGCCAGGGTTTCAGCACCGCGGGCCGCCGGCGGAAGGATGACCCCCGCAACTTCCTTATCTGGGGCTTCGTGTGGGCGGTATCAGTGCTGAGACCGAAGGCGTTTGCGATGGAGAACGTGCCTGGGATAGGGCAGGGTGACTGGGCCCAGTTTCCGCAGTGGGTCAAGGGAGCGCTGGAGACCCTGGGCTACAAGGTCACGGTGATGAAGCTCAATGCTGCCGACTACGGGGTGCCTCAGATAAGAAAGCGGGTGTTCTGGGTGGGAGCGTTGTCCGGCTACCCCCAAGTGCCACCACCTACCCACGCCAAGGCCCCCTGGGACGGGCTACTGCCGTGGGTGACGGTGCGGGAGGCACTGGGGCTGCCCATTGATATGCCAGCACCCCGCCCCGTCTTAGCGGGCAACGACAAGGGCACCAACCCCCTCCGCATCCGGCGTGTCCGGTCAGAGAATAGCAAGGCCAACGGGCCGATAGCGGAGGTGGACAACACCCCGGCACCGACTGTGCCGGGGGAGCCGATGTTCATTTCGGAACTCGATACCCCCAGCGGAGTCATACAGTCGGGTGCTCCTGGCCACGAAGGTAAGTCAGCCAGCACACCCAGAGAGTTGCGCCGATACCGCCGTCTCACGGTGGAGGAGTGCCTGAAGCTACAGGGGTTCCCCGCTGGCTTCAAGGTGGTGGGCAACCAGACGGAGCAGTACCGACAGGTGGGTAATGCGGTGCCACCCGCCATGTCCTTTGCCATCGCAGCCGCCGTGCGGAGGGCGGTGGGGGCATGAAGGCCTACTACCAGGATGAGGCTGTCCAGATATTCCACGGGGATTGTAGGGAGGTGGTGCCCCTACTGCCCGTTGTTCACCACGTGATAACTGATCCCCCCTATAACAGGGAGACCCATCAGGAGGCGAGGACTGGCAACCATCGCACTGAGCAAGAGGTACATCGGCCATTGGAGATAGGCTTTCTTGACTGGAATGTGGATGCGCTTAGAGAACTATTTGGGCTGTGCCCTCTAACAAGGTGGCTCATAGCAACGATGGCCTACCAGCATGTTGTTGCTTTGGAGGAGAGTCCACCGTATGGCTTAGAGTTTATCCGTTTTGGGATATGGAGAAAACCCAATAGTACTCCGCAATTCAGCGGAGATCGACCCGGGATGGGTTGGGAGGCTATTGCCATCCTCCACCCACCAGGGAAGAAGGAATGGAACGGCGGCGGCAAACATGCGGTCTGGGATGCTCATGTAGACCGCTCTAATGGGGGGATACCATACGCTCCCACCTCAAAGCCCATCGCTCTGTTGCATCAACTGATAGAAGCTTTCACGGGGGCGGGCGACACCATCCTCGACCCCTTCATGGGCTCGGGAACCACGCTGAGGGCGGCCAAAGACCTGGGGCGTAAGGCCATCGGCATAGAGATAGAGGAGAAGTACTGCGAGATAGCGGCCAAGAGGATGAGCCAATCGGTGATGCCGCTGTGACAACCCCCAACCTCTCCCACCGCTGCAAGGGGTGCGGCCGGATGCTGCCGAGGAAGGGGGAGCACAGGTGTAGTGACAACGCTGCGCACCTCCACACCCCGGAGGTAAGGGCGAGGTCGGCTGCGACCAGGGCACAGGTAGCGATACCTGTCTACTATGAGGATATCGGCTGCATTGTGGTGGGGCCGAGGTGCCAAGCCTGTCCCCAGCCAAAGTGCATCCCCCATGGCGGGTATCTCCCCGAGTGGCAGGGTATAGAGGCCAGGGATGAGTATATCGAGTCGCACCCCCGCTACAGGCGGTTCATCGGCACGGTGGGGTCGGGGGTGGGATGAATAAACAGAGGAGGTTACAATGCCACGAGAATTAAAGAAGGTTCGCAAGTTCCAGGCTGGGTACGAGTTGAGGTATGTACGGTGGTGGGGAGATGATGCAGGGGGTGGGCTTCCCTTCATCATGGTATCGGCCTTCAATCCTGCGGGAAACTATATCGGAAACAGTAAGGTGGCTCACCGGCTGGTTGTTACGAGGGGGATTATTCCCATGCTCTCCTCCAGCGACCACAAAGTTTGCAGTATAGGCTTCTGCAACCGAGAGCTGAAGTGGTACGGGTGGAGCCACCGTGCTATCTGGGGATTCAAGGTGGGGGATGTTATCAAAGAGGGGGACTGTGCTGCATCGTCCGGCTTCACGGCTGAATATTTGGCGGGGCATCCCGAGGAGGACATGAGTCTCCCAATAGGCTTTACCGCCAAAGACCTGGATGATTGTAAGCGCATGGCGGTGGCGTTTGCCGAGTCGGTCGGCTAAGGAAGGCATGACCCCCACCGACATCATCGCTGCGGCCTATGAGAAGGCGGACCGCATCAACGACCTGCTGAAAGGTGGCCTGTTAGTCAACGGGGAAAGGCTCTGGATAATCTCTGAGCACGTCCGGGAGCACAACCGCATCTCATGGGCGGCGCAGGATATGCAGAGGCTAGTGATGGAGGGGTGGGAAGGCAAGATGAGGGAGGCTTACCAGGTGCTGGAGGATGCCAAGCAGGGGAAGGGGGCAGCCAGATGACTACCGCCTGGGGGGTGGGGGTCTTACCTAATGACATATTCTGGGTGGAATTCCCGGTAGTGCTTCTTGATCATCCCTCGGAGCTTCGCCTTGTATGCTGGTATCGTCCATGTTGGAAAGATGTTGTGCTGTTCGCAGAGGGTCATAGCAAAACCTTTTCGAGCGAATGGCCAATCACCATTTCTATCGCTCTCCCAACCCTTGCGACACATTCGGCAGACCAGCGTATTGAGACTGGTAGCCATCTGCCAATATATCTTGATGGGGTCTGCCATCCTACACCTCCTCTATTTCTTGGGCCACTGGTGGCCGCACCCGGAGGGGTTTGGCTCACCTATTTGGTGCGGAGCCATAACTCATAGTTTGCCCATGACTCCCAGGCCATATACCCACCATCCACCTTGAGGACCTTGCAAGCCCAGGGAGCCCGTCTGACTGCTGTGCGCCTTGTCTTGACCTCCAGAAATACCTCCCGCATGTTGCACCTCCTAACCTGCACTCATCATACACCCGCACCCACCCCGTGTCAAGCCCCAATTGACACGGATTTGACAGAAAGGGCGGCGGCCACCAGTAATAGCCACTTGACACCGACGCCCTCAGGGGATATAATCAGCCCATGCCCACCGTAACGGTTTCCATTGAGCAAACGAGGCCGAGGGGGGCCACCCCGGCAGAGGCCCTACGCCTCCATGATGACGTGGGTCTGAGCTACCGGGCCATCGGTGCGATGTGGGGCATCACGGGGTCCAGGGTTCATCAGCTTGCCAAGAAGGCCCGCAATAGTAACCAGTAGGAGACACTGATGCCTCGTAAGCGGCAGGTGGACCCAGCCTTTTTCTCCGATGAGATGATGGTGTCCTTGCCCCTGGAGGCAGCCTGGCTCTACCTTGGCCTCTGGTTCTGGGCTGATGATCGAGGCAATGTGGAGGACTCGCCCCGCCAGTGGAGACTCTGGGTATTCCCCGACAGACCTTACTCTGTGGAGCAGGTGTCGGGGTGGCGTTCTCTATTGATGGATGAAAAGCGCATCTTGCCATACTCAGTTAACGGTAAGAGCTACTTCCATATACCCACCCTCCTGCTCCATCAGAGTATTCAGCACCCTTCAAAACCCCGGTGTCCCCCTCCCCCAGGTTCAATACTCACTGAGGACTCACTGAGGACTCACGAAAAGGAAGGAGAACTCACTGAGCCCTCAAGAATTGGTACCCGAGTAGAGTCTAATAGAGTTAAGTTTAGTAGAACTGAGGAGAGTAAGACAAGCGCCAGCCCGCCTCTTTCACCCACCGCCGGCGCCTCTCTTGACCTCCAGGGGTGGCTGGATCGTTTGGCTTCTTCAGATAACCACGTCGGCATACTCGGAGAGATGATTACCACTCTCAGAGGGGGCGAAGTCAGTCTCTCAAGGCTTGCATCTGTCCTTGGCAGGGTCTATTACCGCGATGCTGGGAACATGGCCGGGGTCATTTGGAAGAATAAAGACAGGCAGATATCCGGTGACTTCCTGTCATACGTGGAGATGGCTAAGGGGGGGCAGGTTGCGCAGCCCCGGGGCTTTGAGGAGGACGCTGCCAGATACGCCCGGTGGACTCATGGAAAGGTGCGGGGGGGTGAGGGAACTGAGCAGGATATCCCCCCTTCCCCCCTATCTGAGAAAGGAGGCGATTGATATGCCACGGTGCCAGTGTGAGCCTTGCAAAAAACGTCACGTCGAGACGATTAGAAGGAAACGGGAGGAAGAGGTCCGGGTAATAGCGAGGATTGAGTATCAGAAAAGCCACCCCCCGAGAATTCCCTTTACCATGGGTGAAGGCCACGAGGGAGCCCATAGATGAGGAGGCAATGATGGACATACTGCTGAACCCTGAAAAGATAATGACTCTCTCTGGCATGATGGATGTCCCTCCGAGATATAGCCGGCTTATTGGTGGCCTTGTAGCCCTCGCCCAGTACAAAGCGATTGTGGCGTGGCTGGAGGGGGAGTGTCTTGATGCTCACACAGGAGGAATAGTGAAACGGCGGCTCTGCCCCACCTGCTGGGCCAAGTTCGTGGCCGCGGGGAAGGAGTGAGATGAGCTGGTTGCTGAAACCCGAGGAAATTGAGGCAGCCATAGCCTCGGTGGGGGCTGCTGACGAGGAACAGGCCATCGCCAAGGCCCAACTGCGGCACGTGGTGGAGATGATGGAAGCCGTATGCCCCCACTCGTTCTTCGGGAACACCACTGCGAGGTACTGTCCTACCTGCATGGAACAGCTCCGCCGTGAAGCGGGGCTGGAATGACGAAATGGAGCGGTAACATGCAGGATCCATCCCAGACTGAGGCGAAGGCCCACACACTGGTGAAGACACCGTGGGATGATGACACCGACAAGCTGCATAGATACCAAGTGGAGGACTTGAGAATGGCCTTCCGTTTCGGGTTCTCAAGGGCCAAGGACGAGGAGAAGCATCTACTGGCAGCTCTGGAGGCAATAAAGCGTAACTTAGAGGGTGTGCTACCGGGGACGAAAGCTTTTGCGGCGCTGCTTCATGCCAAAGCCGCCGTCACCAGGGCCAAGGGGGGTGGGTGATGGGGAGAAACGGGAAACCAAAGAAGAGACGGCACCCCATCAAGATACGGAATGTCAGTGCCAACAAGCTCAGGCACAGGAAGGATAAAGGTCGTTGACCTTCCCACTGGTCATGGTTGAGTTCTACGACAGTACCCACGACCCAGGTTGGAAAGGCGAGGAAGAGGATTTCCGGGGGTGTGCAGTCTGCAAGGCAGTGGGTTGGAGGGTGCAAATGGATAGGAAGTGTGTCGTCCTAGCAATGATGCGCTCTGATGGGGGCTGCTGCTCTGAGCGGATGATTATACCGAGGGGGGCCATCATAAAGACGACTCCCTTAGACTCCCACCCCACCGAGGGGAGGTGATAGCCGTGAAGATAGTCCCAGAAGACTCTACAACCCAATATGGGCAACACCGGGGCGCTAGCCGGAGCCCGGAGAGCCAGAACGAGGCTGGATTGACTGAGAGGAGGTAGGGGTGATCATGAGTAACCAAGACATATACGATTATGGCGGCGGGGTGTCAAAAAAGATTCACATCTTTAGAGCCCTTCGGGTGCAGCGTCCAAGAACAGAACTTGTTTATAGCACTATCTGTGGGTCGTACCGAGGGGTAGCTAAAAAGTGGTTGACCCCCCATCACGAGATGACTTGTAGAAGTTGCCACAAGGTGAGAATGGCGAGGGGAGCACACAAAGGCCTTGATACCTTTGCACGATGAACCTCAAGACAACTAAGGTTTAGGCACGGATGGGGGCCAGAACTGCCCGCAGAGGCCCGGGATTTAACGCTGGTGACATGTTGGGGGCCGGAGTGGTGGGTAGGGGCACCGACAGCCTGCGGCAGTATGTCAGGGTGAAGGCAGAACCGGGTTGACCTTGTGGTATAATCAGGGGGATGAAGGCTAATGCACCCGCCCTCACCCGGTCGGCAGCCAACGAGAGGGCTCCTAACCGCCAGGAGAGGTACCGGGAAAAGACGGCGAGGGCTGAGAGGAAACGGAAACAGGCCTGTTTCCTGGAACTCCTCCGGTATGGCTTCTCTGCGTTTGAGGCCGCGGGCCATGAGGATGTCCAGTTGTCGGTGAAGAACCTCTACAGGTGGACCTACGAAGACCCGGAGTTCGACAAGGCCTGGGATAAGGCGGTTGAGGACGGGAAGACATACGAGAGGCGAATCACCGGTCCTGTGCTTGAGAGGGAAGCAGACCGTAGGGCCGTGGAGGGGGTAGAGGAGCCTGACTATTACCAGGGGGGGGTTGTCGGCTATACCAAGAAGTATAGCGATGGGCTCCTCACGACCCGGCTCAAGGCGGTGCTTCCCGAGAAGTATCGGGAGTCAGCACAGGTTGGGGTCACCGTGGACAACCGGACAGTGAACATCACCGTGCAGACCGAAAGAGGCAAGGAGCTACTGGGGCTTGTGAAGGACAGGACACGGCAGAGTGAACCTCAAGACAACTAAGGTCTTCGAGGAACTGGAGGAGGCATGGGTAGGCGGGAAACGCCGATGCCTGCTTGAGGGTGGCACCTCCAGCTCCAAGACCTACTCCATGCTCCAGTTCCTCATCTGGGTGGCACAGGAGGCCCAGGAGCCCCTACTGATAAGCCTGGTGAGTGAGTCCCTGCCCCATTTGAAACGGGGAATGATACGGGACTTCTTCAACATCCTGGGGGAGTCCACGGACAGTAACCCCTGCTGGTCAAAGACAGAGTTCGCTTATAAGAGACCGGGGTGGAAAGGTGAGTTTGAGTTCTTCGGGGCGGATGATGCCAGCAAGGTGAGGGGACCCCGGCGTCAGGTTCTTGGTATCAACGAGGGGAACAACATACCGTGGGAAACGGCAAGGGGTCTGGACATTCGCACCTCGATGTTCACCATCGTTGACTGGAACCCGGTTGGGCACTTCTGGGCTCACGACAACTGGTGCGGGCAGCCAGAGAACGCTTACTCACACAGCACCTACCTGGATGCCGTGGGCGTGCTGCCAAGGGAAGTGGTGGAGAACATAGAGAGCAACCGGGACAAGGACCCAAACTGGTGGCACGTATATGGCCTTGGGCTACTGGGGAAGATAGAGGGGCTGGTCTACCCGCTGTTCAAACAGGTCAAGGAGCTACCGGACGGGTTTGAGTTTTATGGCCTGGACTACGGTTTTTCCTCCGACCCCACCGTGCTGGTGAAGAACGTCCTTGTTGGGGATGACCTGTTCTCGCACCAGGTGTTCTACAGTACCATCCCCATGACGAATGACGACATCGCCCGTGAGATGGACCTGTTGAAGGTGCCCCACACCGCGCCCATCTACCCCGATCCCAGTGAGCCCAAGTCGGCGGAGGAGATACGGCGAAAGGGTTTCAATGTCCTGGAGTCCGAGAAGGGTGCAGGTAGCGTCAAGTATGGCATCAAGAAGGTCAACTCCTACTACCAGCACTGGACCGAGGACAGCCTGGAGTGTATCAAAGAGCAGAGGAACTACCGGTATATCGTGCGTAAGGAGCCGAGCACGGGCAGGGAATACCTGAGCGATGACACCACCCACCAGTGGAGCCACGGGATGGACGGGCGGCGTTATGCGGTGGCGTCGGTGGTGCCACAATATATGGGGTCTGCACCTAAAGCAGTCAGTTATATGTAGAGGAGGATGATGGAAAGAGGTAGCTTCGTACAGAAAATACTCCTGAAGGAAATAGCCGAGGCGGAAAGAATACTGCTGGGCCATACGCAGACAGTTGCTTGCTATACCGCAGCTATCCCAAAGCTAAACGAGGACATAAGAGTCTTGAGGTTGGCCCTAAAGGCGGTAGAGGAGGATAATGTCACCGGAACTGGCTGAGTTGCTGGGGTTGGAGAACCCCTATGCGCGGAAAGCACGTCCTCGTAAAAGCGAACCGCCTTATGCCTGTAGCCATCTTGACTACGGCGAAGAGGCCTGGAACCGAGCTCTTGAGGATGCGTGGGAGAAGATGGGGTTTTGCAAGATAAAACTCATCGGCCATCACGAACTTCTGCACAATGGAGAGGTTGTGGTGGAGGGTAATGGCCCCGGCACCTGGATATGGATACAGAAACGGGTTGTGGCACATGCTGGAGCAGCCTGTCAGTGAAAACCCTCACACCCCCACCGGGCCGTGTAGCAGCGAGGTTGCAGTGTCCCAAATGCCACAGGTATGTTAAACTCCAGTACCACGAGATGGGGAACGGTAGGTACCAACACACGGCCTGTCGGTGCGAGGGGTGCGCTGGACTTCCTGAAACAGTTGAAGGAGGCGTAGGTGGACAAGAACTTTAGTGAGAATGTGCTTGAGGTGGAGCGGGTCTGTGCCGCAGCCCTACTTAGAGGGGAGATGTTCTCCTATGATACAAAGGTGGACGTCATTCATCGCATTGACCTTGCCATGGACGGGATGATGTTGAAAATCACCCGGGTGATATTGGGCGAGGACATCACAGAGATTAAACACCCTGCAGACTGGTGGCAAGCCTCCAAGGAGCGATGGTTTCCAGCCCGGTTGCAACGGCGGTGGCCGGTGAGGTACAAAGTGTTCCAGATAAAGCGGCTTTATCCCGATATGGTTCTACCGCACCCCTTCGGCAGGAGCTTCTCGGTAATCAAGGAAAAGGACTTGGTGAGTAGTGGGTAGGCGTAACCGCTTGCGGGTACAGGCTATAATAGAGGGGCGGGAGAAGCCGATAGTTCCGCCCAAAGTGGTATTGGCAGGGGAGCGGGTATCCAAGGGACTGGTAAGGCGCTTGGCGGATATGGGATTGTTGCAACCCAATCCCGCTCGGAGGAAGTAACCATGGCAACCAATGACACTTGGGCAAAAATACAGAAGCGCATCACTGACCTTCAGGGTCTGTATGACCGCCAAGATAAGACCCGTGACCTCGTGTATATGGACCCGCCGTACAAACTCATGGGGTTCGGGCCCAACCCCAAGCCACTGAGCAATGTCATCAATATCACAAGTAATGCTGCCACAGTCTTTGGCAACGCTCTCGCCTCCGACCTGATGGGTGCCAAATGGCAGATGGTCGTTAAAGGCAAGGGTGTCTCAAAGACTCAGGCCAGCGATATTGAGCGGTTCATCAATGACAACTTCGCCCAGGCTGATGAGTGGCTCCTGGAGAGTTTGGGCATGAGCAGCTTGGATGCGTGGCTGGCTAACCATGTCTGCGTGCGTTCCCTCATAGGGGTAAGGTGGATATCCCAGGTGCTGAAGGGGGAGTATATCCTGGATGTCCTGCCGACGGATATGCGGTGGACCCCATTCCGGTTCGGGAAGGACGGTCTGGACTGGGTGGCGCCCATCACATGGAAGAGCCGGGAGGACATAGCCGAGTTGTTCCCCAAGTTCTCAATACCGGGGGGCAGGACAGCGGCGACTACAAATGAGAAGGCTTCCGGGAGCGAGTTTGAAGTCCGAGACTACTGGGACAGTAAGCACAACGAGACCTGGGTGAGCAAGGGGGAGGCAGGGAAGCAGGATCATAAACTGGGTAGGCCCCCCTTCGTCATCGTGTCACCCTCTGCGGGCTTCATGCTGCGGGACCGGGGCTGGTTGGAGCACGATGCCGAAGACATATTCTACCTGAATAGAGGCGTCTGGGATGAGGAGAACAGGACACTCTCCGTTGACCAGACCTTCGCCTTCCGGCAGTTGTATCCGGGATACGAGCAGGAACAGGACAACTTCGATGCCTCACCTGGGCAACCTGCCCCTAAGACCGGAGAGACCCTGAAGGTCAGGAAGGGAGAGATGCACAAGCCTGTGGAGCTCGGCGACATGAACCGGGCCTCCCAGTTCTCGCGCCAAGATATAAAGCAGATGAGAGAGATTGGCAGTATCAGTGATGCCGAGTTGGGCACCACCTTCGGGGACCGGCCTGGGGTGTGGTTCACCAGGCAGTTCGAGATACGGCAAAAGTTCCTGGCGGCACGATTGGAAGCCATCCAGATGATGAAGCAGGGCTTGGCCCGTCTGATGATAGAGCAGTTCATCAACTCCAGGGACGAGAAGGGCAAGGACTTCAAAGAGGTCAGTATCGGCAGGCGGGGCAGCAAGAACACGTTTAGCGCCAAGAGCCTGGGAGACCCCGACACATACACCATCACCGCCAAGTTCATGGTTTCTTCAAAGACCCTGGAGCTTATGAACATGACCCAGGCTGCTGCCGCTAAGAACATTGGGATACCCCAGGAGATAATTGACCGGGACATATTGATGGTGGAGAATCCCGCCGAGATGCGAAGGCTGAGGGACATCGAGCAGGCCCGGCAGGCCGACCCTGTGATAGGACTGTACGAAATGGCCAAATCCTATGCCGTTGAGGCTGAGGGCATGGCGGACGAGCGGGAAGCGGACAGCAAGAAAATCATCTCCATGCAGCTCACCGACGACATGGTGCGGATAATGAAGGCGAGGCAGCAGCCCCAGCCAGTGGAACAGCCCGCCACCCAGGTTAGGCAGCCGGAGGAGCCGAGGGGCGATGGTAGGGCGGCGGATAGACTGCTGGGTCCGCAGCGTGGTGGCGTGGGGGTTGCGCCCAGAGAGGGGGTGCCGCTGTGACCATCAAGTGGAAGCCCTCGGATGTTGACGCCGCATATCTGGAGGCCCGCAAGGGAAGTCCCGCCAACCGTGGCGGCATGAGACAGGGCCTCATGGACTTCATCCGGGGCAGGGGTAACGGCGGCCAGGGCAATGGCCAGGGAACACCGCTGACACCGAGGCCGCCGCAGTGATGGATGAAAGATTCAAGCTTGGGGAGCAACCAACAGCCAATTTTGTAATGGGGATGGGAGGTGAGGGACAGTTGAGGTGGAATTTTGCTGTGAGGAAAACCCTCATCAACCGCATACGATACTGGCTGTTCTGCAAGTTCTTCCCCTTCAAAATAATACGGTGGGATTCTGACAGGTGATTCAAAGAGGAGCATCCCGCCCCGCTCTTGACCCTGGTGCAGTGGGTGGCGTTGACCTTCGGAAGAAACAGCCCAAACCCTCGTTAGGCTTCGGTGAGGAGGGGCTGTGGACACCTCGACAAGCCGCCGCCGTATTCTTCCAGACCTATGACCGTGAGCAGTTCCTGAACCTGCCCGAAGGGACAATGGTGCGCCATGTCTCAAACGAGGGTGGGATACCCAGACTGGAGTTGGTGCGGCCCCCTCGCATAGCACCGCCGGAGCAGGTCTTTGAGGTAACCCCCGGCGCCCCAATACCCTTCCCCGCGGAGCCACGGACTATCAGGGAGTTCCCGAGGCCGGAGGAGTTGCTCCTGCCGGAGAGGGACATCACTCCCACAGAGGCCATGATAGAGGCTGAGATAGAGGCCGAGGTCATCGGGCTACGCACCGAGCAGCAGCAGTTCCTGGAACAGGCGGGGGAGGTGATTGATAGGCTGTTCCCTGGGTTGGCACCGGTGCCCGAGGCACCCCCTCCCGAAGAACTGGACTTCACAGCGGTTGAAGCCCTACAGGCCCAGTTCCAGGAGGGCCCCGAGGTATTCCTGCTGGGCCTGCGGGAGCAGGGGCGCACAGAAGATACCGAGTTCATACTCCAGAACATCTTTGGGGCCACCGAGGAGGAGGTGGAGCAGTTCTTCGTTCCAGGTATAACGGAGTTGATTTCCGTTGTCCTGCCTGAGCATGACCCTGATGATGTGCTTGCCTTGCTCCAGAACAGGTCTGACCTGTTCCTGAACCTTGTCCAACAGAAGGGCAGGAGCCAGTCCAGTCAGCGCCTGCTGAGGGCTATGGGGCTGGAGTGGGCGGAGATTAACGACATCTTTGGCACCAAGAAGGTATTTCTCACTGTTGAGGGCACCCGGAAGCAGGTTACCATAGCGGACAATAACATGGCGCTCAATGACCAGGGCCAGGAGATTGGCCGGATAGACCCGGTTACCCAGGAGTTCGTGCCCGCTGAGTATCGGATAGGCGACACCTGGAAAGCCTTTACCGCAGGGGTTGGGGATGTGGCTGTGACTGCTGGGGGTGCCTTGAAGTGGCTGGGTGCCGAGGGTAAGGGGGAGCGGCTGGGTGAGTTCGGGCAGTTCCTCCAGAATCAGGCCCCTGCGGATACTTTGGGCGAGTTCACCTGGGAACACCTGTACAACCCCCGCTGGTGGGCTACCAAGGTGCCCCGGACTACAGCGTTCACCCTGTCCCTCGTGCCCGCGATGATTGTGGGGTCGTGGGCTGGTGCGGCAGCAGCATTACCGTTTGGGGTAGGTGCTTTCGGCACCTTCCTATTCCGCACCGCGGGTGCCGTGGCCCTTGCCCGCCCTATGGAGGCTGCACTGGAGGCAGGCGGGACATACGATGAGGCCTTGGCTAAGGGTATGACTAATCTTGAGGCCAAAGAGGCAGCGGATGAAGTGTTCAAGCGCAACCTGGCCCTGGCCGGTGTGGATGCTGCACAGATAGCACTCGCCTTTGCGCCTACACCGGCCAGAGTGTTCAGCAGCCTTATCGCTAAGGGGCTGGTCAGGACCACACAGGTTGGTGGGCGTTTCGTTCTTGCCGGTCTCTCCGAGGCTGGTGAGGAGTTCTACCAAGAGATAATCCAGCGTCAGGCCCTGGGCGAGGAGATTGTCTGGGACGCTGAGATGCGGGAGGTGGTGAGTCTGGGTGGGATAATGGGCCTTGGCTTCCAGGGTGGAGGAACTGTCTATACCTCCATTAAGAGTCGCACCATAGAGGCGCTGCCTGCTAACATCAGGACACAGTTTGATGATGCAAGGGACTTCGCGCTCTCTCAGGGTTTGAAAGAGGCAAGGGCGGATGAGGCTGGGCTGGATTCTGTGGCCGACCAGAAGGAAGCGCAGACAGTCATTGAGGCCGTGGTGGAGCAGGCCCGGATAGACGAACTTGAGAAGGAAATCAAGCCCAAGACCAAGGTGGACAAACTGGTCTGGGAGAAGACCTTTGAGCAGATGCGGGAGGATGCCCCGCAGGTTCCGGTGGTTGAGGTGACAGGAGTAACCGAAAGGATACAGCCTAACCTTGGGGGCATTACCAGGCTTGTGGCAGGCGTGAGAAATGTGCCTGGTGTCAGTGTGAAGATACAAAACGCTTTGGATAAGGCGGTCAAGGCAATAACCGATGCGGCGAAGCCGGGTTTAAGCGTGACGGAGAGAGAGGCAGCGGGCAATAGGCTACAAGAGTCTCTGGGTAATCTTCAGGTTCTTTCTGTGGAAACTACGGAGGTAGGCAACACCGAGATGGCTACCTTGTTGGAGGAGGCTGCCAGCTTTGTGGCCCGAACTGGGACGGCTGTTGAGCCGCTGTTGGAAGAGTTGGCCGCCCCCGCAGCGGAGGGGGTGGGAAGAATAATCTCCGTAGAAGAAGCAAGAACTATACTCAGAACCCCGCCGGAGGTTCCAAAACCACCTAATCTATCCCAGGCCAATGCCGAAAGCATTGAGGCATCTATGGTGGTTTGGGCCGTAAACGAACCGAAACGTGCTCAACGCTACATTGATAGCTTGACAGTAGCATCTACAAAGGCATATGCTGAGGCTCTCCGGGATAAACTCCAGGCTGCTGGTGAGGCGGTCCCACCGGCTGGGCTTAAACGCGCTATCGGGGTGCAACCCCGCCCACCAGCAGTTCCCCAGGTAGCCCCTTCTCCTGCCCCCCCTGCGCCGGGTGTAGAGCCGGTCGAGGTAGCCCCCATAGAGCACAAAGGCACCGAGCCTGAAGGTATAGCGATAGCCGATGCGCTTGGGGTCCGGTTCGAGGGTATTCAGGTAGGGGTTGCAGAAATACCTTCCAGGATGATGTTCACCGATGTCCGGGAGACCGGCAGCACCTTCACGGCCAACACACTGGAGGAGGCCAGAACCAAACTGGCCGATATGAGGGCGGCGTTTGCCAAGGCTCGGCCAGCAGCAAGGCCAGCTCCCCGTGCCGAACCAACCGCTCCCGAAGTGTTCTCCATTGAGGACTTCGCCCCTGTGGAACCTCCACTGCCTGACCAAACCATCCCCTCTGAGGCCGTGCCTGACATTCCCCACATCAAGGACATTGGCATCATTGAGCGGGTGCGCCCCACCCGGAAGGTTTTTGAGAAGATGGGGCTGGGTGAGGAGATATGGAAGCCCGCTTTTAAGGCTGAGGTGGAGCTGAACGAGGCTCGTGAAGCCTTCCGCAAGCGGCTCAAGGAGGTGGCGGGCTGGGTAGGAAAGGACAAGGAGCGCCGGGCACTGGTGTTCCGTGAACTGGAGAACCCCGGCTCCCAAGTGGGCCTCACCTTCAACGAGAAGCGGGCCGTCACCTGGTTCCGGGACTTCTTCAACGAGTGGGCCGATACCCTGAATCTTTCCCAAGACAAGCGACTCAGCAACTATGTCACCCACATTTTTGAGGCGGACATCACCGAGCAACTGAAGGCTGACCAGCCTTTGGACCCGGCTATATCCCGGATGCTGGAGTACAAGGCTCCCAAGACCATCTTCAACCCGTTCTTGTTGGAGCGTCTGGGAGCCAGGACTGGGCTGATTGAAGACCCACTGAAGGCAGCGGAGGCGTATTCGTCACGGCAACTGAGGGTGTTCTACTATGAGCCTCTGCTCCAGAAACTCCGGCTCTACGCTGATGCAGCTCCCGGTGCCTCTTCACGCTACCTGAAGGAGTTTGCCCAACGCCTCACCGGGCGACCCCTCAAGATAGACGAGGAGGTCAACAATACAATCAGAGAGTTCGCCGACATCATAGCCAAAGTCCCTGGTGGCAGTGTGCTGGCCAACCGCCTAAGAGGTGGCAACCCCAGCGGCATGGCGTCGTACAACTTCACTTCTGCCCTCTACACCCTCTGGCTGGGCTTCAAGCCCACCTCGGCCATCCGCAACCTCTCTCAGCACACCCTGATACTGGCCGAGACTGGCCCCGCGCATTTCGCCGATGGCATCCGGCTGCGCTTCACCCAAGAGGGCAAGGCGGCCATGAATGACTCCCTGGTGCTACGGTCTCGGCGTGCGGCTTTCGTGCCTGGTATTGACGACTCATTCGCCCGTGGCTGGACGGACAAGTTCAGAGAAGCAGCCCTATTCGCCTTCCGAAAGGCGGATGAGCAGAATGTGTCTGATGCGTTCCTGGCGGGCTACTCCGAGGCCAAGAGCCTGATACCTGGCGCTGACAGGCAGGTTTGGATAGACCGGGGCGATGAGGTGGCTGCCGACACCCAGTACCTCTACACGAAACTCAACTCCTTTGCCCTATCGCAATCATCCATTGGACGGGTTTTCTCCGTGCTCACCACCTGGAGTGAGAACTGGCTGGAACTCATGGTTAAGTGGGGCAAGGGGCACCCATCCAAGGTCTACGCAGCCTACGAGGAGGCAACGGGCACCAAACTTCCCAAGAAGAACTGGTCGGCAACCCGCAAGTCCATACTGCTCTACATGCTCATCGTGGGCCTGGGGTTTGAGATTAAGGACCGGACTCGCTTGAAGGCCCTTGAGTACACCGGCCTGACCTCCATCCGGTACATTGCCGACATCATGGGTGGCGACTTCCCGGCTCTGGAGTACCCCGGTGCTGTGGCCGACATCGCGGCCGGTGTTGTTACCGATGATGAGCGTAGGCTTAAAACCGGGTTGGCCCAGCTCAATCCCAAGAACCTTGCCGGGATAGTCCGCCAGGTGGACGCTGTGGCCTCCGGGGACCGGGACTGGCTGACGCTACTGCTCTACCTTGAGGGCCAGGACTGGGAAGTGAAGGTGCTGCGGGACAAGTGGGCGCCGGGTTTCAGGGACTACGAGGCACTGACGAACACTAAGGACAGGACTGCCTACCGGGAGGCCAACCCCAAGGTAGAGGCCAAGATGTTCGTCACCAACCGGCTCACCACACTCTCCACCGAAGCGGCCCGGCAGGAGGCCCTGCGCCTCATAGAAGAGCACGGTATAGATACCGACCTGATTAAGGGGTACAACAAAGTCTTTGGCGAGATAGCAGAACAGGCCATAGCTATTCTGGCAACTAACAAGAAGCGGCTCGGCACCTTTGAGGCCGTGCTGCAAGAGGGTGAAGAGGTCGGCTACTTCCAGATGAACGACTTTGGCAGCGAGGTCAACAAGGTAGTCAGACAAATAGGTCGCACCAAGCTGGAGCAGGATGGGGATGCCCTCACCAGGTTCTACCTTGAGGCCAAAGACCTGTGGGTGGGCTATGACGACCTGATGACCAATGAGGCCAGAAAACTCTACCGCCAGCAGTTCCCCGAACTGGAGGCCAGTCTTTATATGTTCGGCAAGGTATCCACCTTTGAGAACCCCAAGAGCGCCACTACCCTGCTGAAGCTGATGGACAAGTTCGGCATCCCACCGGAGGGTGTGCGGGCCTTCACGGATAACCCCGAGAAGTATGACGAGTTGTTTACCCCCCTATGGGGTCTGAGACTGAAATGGGATGAGACGCTGGACCAGTATGAAGCCATTGATGAGGACACTGACGAGCTACAGCGGATAGCGCAGAGAGAGTGGCTTGAAGAAAACCCGGATGCTCGGATGGCTCGTAAAGAGATAGAGGTCCGTGAGATATTCAGCCGCCTGGATAGGCCAGCGGACGAGACCATCGTGACTCAGTACGGGGAGTACTCCGAGGAGGTCTTCAACTTCTCGGCCAACAGTCCCGAAGCAAAACTCTACCGCATAGACCACGAGCTGGGTGAGTGGGGACAGAACGACAAGACTCTCGGGTGGGAAAGCCTTGAGGACGAGAATGTCCCGGTGTTGCGTATCAAGAAGGACTGGCGGGACACCCAGGCTCAGTACGATGCCATAGACTCGGATGACCGGGAGGCAAGGGATGCCTTCATGCTGGCCCACACTGACTTCCGGGATGATTCACAGCGTAGGGAAGCCTATGAGTGGGATAGAGAACAGCCGGCTGCAATCGTAGAGGCGCATGTGGCCTATGGAATCTTGGCGGACGAGCGTGGGGCAAGTAGTGCAGAGGTCATGCTGTTCCGGTTTGATGACAAGACCGGGTATAACGATATGCGGACGGGGGTGGCGGAAGACCACGATGCCTTTCTCAAACCAGTGGACACTGGTCAAGTCCCAATCTGGCGGATTGACGCCCGGTATCGGGTGGAGGATGAGAAGTATGATAGCCTGCCTGTTGAGGGAGATGCAAGAGACCGGTTTCTTGTGGCCAACCCAGTTTATCGTAAGGACAGACGCCGTAGGGATGGCTACGAGCAGGGTGTGCCTGAAGCCCTGATTGAAGACCATGTTACCCTCTACGAGGAGGAAATCAAGGGCTACCGCCAGGAGCGGTGGCTGCGAGACCACCCCGACTACTACGAGAACGTGTGGCTCAACCCGGACATCTTGGGTAACTCCGCCATAGACTTCTCCGTCATTCCCAACGAGGAGTATGACAACATCAGCGACAAGTGGGTCAAGCAGATAGAGGCCCTGGAGGCCATAACGGAGAAGGTCAGGTTGCTCACTGGCGGGGCAAAACGGAGTAGGCGTGAGCATTTGCAGGCGGCTCTTTACGCCGCTAACCCCGGCCTTGAAAAGGACATGCTGCGCCGGGATGGTTGGAAGCGATTCACGGAAGACCTCTCCCGATACGCCACCAAGAACTGGGTGGAGAAGTTTGCCACCTACTACATGAAGCCCGCAGCGGGTATGGAGCAGGAACTCTACCTACTTGAGAACTCTGGCCTATCGGATGCCATCGGTGTTGGGGAGTCCACCAAGCACATAGAATCCCTCCGCATCTCGGTGCGGTATGAGGCGCAAGATAACCTCTACGAGTCCTACGGTGATACTACATCGGCCAGCTATATCTCTGATGAGACCCGGCGTAGCGATGTTCGCAGGCGGTTGCTGTTGTCCAACCCCACCTATGCGGCTGCCACCTATCGCCGGGACGCCTACGATGAGGGCTTCCCGGACCATCTGATAACCCCCTTCGCTGGCTTCAGGATGGTGGAGCTGAATAGGCCCGAAGGCTGGAAGAAGTACTGGGCCGATGACCGTTACCTACTGGGAAACCCAGAACTATTTGCCATAGCGAAGCGGCTACTGTTCTGGGACCGCAAGGTCCCAGACCCGGACAAGGTGCCCTCTGAGGCCTTTGAGCGCACATGGAACGAAGTGTACGACCAGATGCGTCTCCCGGATGGTAGGGCAGACCGGGATGCCCGGTCTGATTACCGTGGAGACAATCCTGGCTTTGATTTAGAAGGTGCGAGGATTGGTGAGTGGAAGCCCCATGTGAGACGCACACCCACGGGTAAGAAGAGGTTCGCCTCCCTCATTGAAGAACTGGCCCGCTGATGTGTCAGCAGGGGCTTGAACAGCGTGGTAAAATAGAACTCAGTGACAAGGAGCGGCACCTCATAGAGCGGCTCAGGCTTTACCCTCATGGTGTGGTGGAGGTTCTGATGGTGAATGGGCAGCCCGAGCGGACAGTCAAGATACGGGAGAGCGAAAAGCTCTAAGCACCTTACCAACTGAATAGGACGCTGACAGAAGAACTGAGGCGATTTCTAACCGGAAACGGTTGGGGTCGCCTTTTTTAATGCTCAAAAACAGGAGGTGAACCAATTGCCTGCTGTATCGGAGAACCAAAGGAAGTTGGCCTGCATCGCCCTTGGAATCAAACGGGGCGAGACAAAGCCATCCTTCAGCAAGCAGGCGGCCAAGATGGCCGAGAGCATGTCAGAAGCCGACCTCGTTGACTTCTGCAAAAAGAAAGAGTAGGAGGCTACACAAATGCTGGGCGAAAACGGTCAAGACGCTAAGGGCGATCCCCAGGGAACTGGGCTGACCTCTGGCGACGGAAACGGAAGTACCTCACCCCCCACGAGTTACACCCCGGAACAGGCTAACAAACTGGTCAGCGATGCCTTGGCAAAGCAGGGCCGGGAGCACAAGGCGGTGCTCCTCCCGATAACCTCGGAGAGGGACACCCTCAAAGTGAGTCTCACCAGCAAAGACGGCGAACTTGCCGACATCACCGCTGACCGGGATGCACACAGGACCACCGCTGAAGACCTGGCCAGTGAAGACACCACGAGATTCAACATGGTCAAGCGGGAAGGCACCCTAAGAACAGGTGAGGCGACCCTCAAGACAGGTCTTCGGCAACTGGAAGCGGACAAGGTCACTCTAACTGCGCGGACTAAGGTGGCAGACGACACTCTACGGGAAATCACCGTGATGGATGTTGCCACAGGGAAGAAGGACGCCAGCGGCAAAGTGCTTGGCAGCCCCGAGAAGCTCAAGGAAGTGTGCGAGACCATAGGGGCCACAACCGAGGATCAGATTCAGAGTGTTGCCGACACCCTCTGGCCCGATGCCGTGACCACAGCAGCCGCTCAGTTGAAAATCCTGCCCGGCACAACCTCTGGGGGGGCACAGGGCCTCAACGGGCTCACGCCTGAAGAGAAAGTAAGACGTGGGCTTGCAGCGTTGAACAAAAGATAAGGAGAACAAGTCATGCAGACCTTAGCCCAATACCAACAACTTGATGTAGATGCCATACTGTCGGGTATTGCGGACTGGCTGGTGAAGGAGAGTCCCATCCTGGGCATACTCCCACAGAAACCCATCCAGGGCAACTCCTACCTGTACAACATCTCCCTGACCCTGCCTACGGCCGCGTGGGTGGCAACCGGCCAGCAACTCTCTGAGAGCACCGGCACCTTCGAGCAGAGGAGCACGAACATCTTCACGCTCATTCAGGACGCCCTCACCGACAAGGGTGCCATTGCCATGAACTCCACCCAGGACCCAGAGGTGGTGGATATGATGCTGGCGGCCCAGGCGATGGCCCATGAGTGGGAAAAGACCTTTATACACGGGCAGACCACCACAGGCTCCACCTCCAAGCAGTTCAAGGGGCTTCTGAGGATGATTGCCGAGTTCGAGTCTGCCTCAACCACAGACCTGGATGGGGCGACCGCCGGCGGGGGTGGGAATAACAGCCAGGTACTGGCGGCCAACGCCACTACCGGGGCGCTCTCGATGGCCCTGATGGACGAGCTGATTGACATGGTGAAGCCCGGCAAGCCGCACCTGCTGCTCATGTCCCGCCTTTCCCGGCGACGGCTGAACGCTTTGCAGAGGGCGGCGGGCAACGCTGGTATGCAGATGGGCCAGTCGGACCTGTTCGGCAAGTTCATGGACATGTACGACGGTATTCCCATCCTGGTATCGGACTGGCTGGTGGACAACGTGCCGGATAATAGCTCCAGCGTGCTGACCATCTCCACCTACGACTACGATGCCGCCCGGTCAACCGGCAGCAGCCTGGACAACAGCCTGATATTCGCCATGAAACTCGGCGAGCGGGATGTTCAGGGGCTACATTCGGGCCAGATGGCGCATGAACGGAAAGACTTCACCGAAGACTACAATGCGATACGGAACCGGCTTGTCTGGTATCCGGGTCTCATGTGCGCCAGCAAATTCAGCTTGGCCGTCCTGACCGGGATGAGCAGCTAAGGGAAATAAGGAAGTAGGAGATTGAAATGCCAAAACTCAGACAAAGTCTGATTCCGGTAGGGGGCAGGTACATAGTATTGCCCTCCTACTATGACGGGCAACCAGAGCATGTGTGGGGCAACCTGGAGCTACCAGACCTGTCCGTAGCTGATGCAAGCCAGAAGTATGCCCTGGGTGCCCAGTACATTGATGGAGATAGGCGCTTCCGCTACGGTGCCGCAAAGGGCACCCTCAACCCAGACCTGGGTGCCAAAGACACTCAGCCTCAGCATGTAGCCTTCGCTAACATCGCTGCGGCGGCTGCCCAGTATGCTACGGAGATAGTGATTGATGTGGCAGCCAGCGACGGGCGTGCAGGTGATGGGGTAATAGCCGTTAATGAGCTTGCTGGTGGATACCTCGTGGTGTTTGATGCCAGCGCTAAGGCGTTTAACAGGCAAATCAAAGCCAACACCGCTGTTGCCACAGGCGAAATGACCCTGACACTGACCGACCCTATCCCTGTGGCCCTGATTACGGACACCGACCATGGTGAGTGTATGGCGATGTCCTATCGGTACATCACGGCCTCAGTGGGCGACGTTTATCGTGTGGTCGGAATGCCGCAACTAGTGTACACCTCAGGTCAGTTCGGCTGGTTCCAGGATAGGGGACCTTGCTGGATTGCGCCGCAGGCTGCGGTTGGCAGCGGGAGCAACAACCTACTCTGTATCTTCCGCAACGATGGGTCTATTGACGAGCTTGACTATACTGCCAATACCAACAACAAGGGTCAGATAGCAGGCTTTGTGATGCAACATGCTCAGGCTGGAGGTCAGGGTGCAGCCTTCATCTGGCTGACGATTGCGCCATAAGAAAAAGTAACATGGCAGGCTTTGGGGGGGTGAGCCTGAGAATCATCCCCCTGTTGAGGAGGCATTATGGCAGAATTTATCCCTTCAATTCCCCTGAGCGAGTTCAAGAAACTCAAGAGTGAGCAGATACGCAGGCTGAAGTGTGCCGAAATCACATCGGACGGTTCCTACCTGTTCACGTTCATTAACGGCATGTTGGAACCCTCCGGCTTTCAAAGGAAGGCGGCTGAATACAGGGGGGGGGAGTCCAACGCCATAGGTGGTGAGACCTTAGAGGAAATCCTTAGAGAGGAGGTGGCGGTGTAATGGCCCAATTTGCCAGCGACTGGAAGACAGCGACCCTTGATTTTGACCGTTCATCGGAGTTCACCGGGGATGATGTTGACCAGTTCTCCTCCCTGGTGGACCTCGGGGAAGGCTACGAGTATCTGTCCGTCTTCATTCCGGCCCTCAGTGCCAGCGGGACTGTCTCCGTATGGGCTCAACGAGATGCGGCAATAGCCACTGTCCCTATGGTAATTCATATCCTGGATGATGATGCCACCGGTTCTTTCCTCCATGCAACATCATCGGGGGATGGAGACATATATGTCATCTTCCGCATCGGTGGGGCACGGTACGTCAGGATTCGTGCCAATGCCGATCAGACGGCAAACAGACTATTCCAAATCAAGGGCTTCAACCGACAGGCGACTGTGTGACCTTCGGGACGTGATGGGAGACCTAAATGGCTGATACCTATTCCACCTTAAGAACGGCGATACTCCAGAAGCTGCAAGATACGGGAAGCGCTGACTTCCAAACAGGTGAGATAGATGACCGGATGAAGGACGGCCTTCGCCACTTCGCCCGTTATGTCCCCCACATCGTTAGGGTTCCCTACACCATTGAGTCCCGCACCGGGGCCGCCACCGCCACCACAGCAGGCTCCCTCGTTGACACCGGAGAGTCCCAGTTCCTTGCCGGGGACGTGGGCAAGATAATCCACAACCTCAACGACAACACCTGGGCCGTGGTAAAGACCTTCACCAGCACCAGCGTCCTTGTGCTCTCCCGCGACATCATGGTGTCCGGGGAAGAGTACGAGATGTACAACAAGGAATGTGTCTCCAACAAGCAGATAAACCTTGAGGACGTGGAAGACCCCCTGTGGGTGGAGAGGGTGGAGTTCCCCATCGGCGCGGAGCGTAGCTTCTCCCTCCGGGGCACCATCCTGACCATCGGGATAGACTTCACCCCGGACGATACCAAGGCCGCTGACGCTAACAAGATAGTCCATGTCTTTTTCGCCAAGAGGCACAAGGTATCACAGCTTACTGACCTCCTTGGGGCGGTGGACCTCGGCGCTGGTTACAGTGAGGGGGATACCACTATGACGATAGATGAGATAACGAATGACGAGATTGTGGAGGAAGACCAGGAGTTCACTGTAGCTGGCTTACAGGAAATCTACACCGTCAAGGCTGCTGTCACTATAGCAGGCAGTCAGGCAGATGTGACATTCTTCCCCGGCTTGGAAGCGGACGTGGCTGAAGACATAGTGGTGACATTCATCCTGTCCACCTTTGAGGGTAAGTACGGCCGCCAGTTGGAGGCCCTGTTCGTGGACTACGTGGCAGCGATAGCGGCTTCCAGCAAGGCCACCAAATACATCAACGCCATCCCCAAGGGCGGGCCGGGTGTGTCTGGTAGGTTCCAGAGTTGGGCACAGCTTACCCTTCAGCGAGTCCAGCGAGACCTGATGGCGATGGCCGACCCTCCCCCCAACAAGATATTGACCAGGGCTCGGTAAGGCGTGCGTAGCCTCGCTGGGACTTTAACCACAGCCCAAAAGGATCCGGTTAATCCCCTCGTCAAGATTCGACTCACGCAGGGTGCCAACGATAACACCTACCTACTGACCGGCACCGGGTTCATCTACTCCATGGAGCACTCCGAGGGGAGGGACAGCCAGAAGGCCACGGTGGTCCTGGATAACTCCGAAGGCACCTTTGACGCCAAGTCGTACGGCGAGGATATGTACAAGGGCGTCATATCCTGGGGACTGGTGGATGCCAACGGCGCCGACCAGTACTCTGCTGCGGCCCCACTCTATGTGGTCGGGCAGCAGTTTCATAGCTCTCCGGGATACCTTCTCTGTATCCTGAACCTCATAGGCCTCTTTGACCTTATGGCTCAGGACAAGGCCAGTGAGGACTATGTCTTGGAGAGCAGTGATACCCAAACAGTCAAGACCCTAATCACGGCGGTTATAGGTGCCACAATCGCACCCTTCTATCACTGTGTAGGCTTTACAGTTACCTACGACAGTGAGGACTCCCTCATTGACTCCCTCAAGCCAGCCGATTCCTTTCGCATTGGCCTTAACGACACTCGCTTGGATGTGGTCAATCGGCTGATGACTCTTACAAAATGTGCGAAGCGTGTTGAGGCTGATGGTGCAGTTCACATATTTGTGCCCGCTGTGGATGGACCCACCTGGACGGTGGACACCAAACAGGAAATCAATGACTACGTGCAGCCCACCACTCCTAACAACAACTTCCGGTATCGGTGCAGCGCCGTAGCGGGTGACCAGAAGACGGCTGCCGTAACGGAGCCCACCTGGCCGACAGTAGCAGGCAATACCGTGGTGGACGACCAGGTGACATGGTTAGCGGTGGCCCCGGACTACGAATACACCTTGGATGCCGGCGACCACAACTTCTTCAAGAAGTCGCACCGGGAACGGGTGGTGATGCCCAACTTTCGGAAGGTTGAATCCCACCCGGACTCCGACCCGCCGCTCTACACAGGGACAGCGGAGTACAAGCCCAGCAGCGACCTCACCCCGCCCTCACCCTACAACTCCGCTGAGATACGGGAGTTCCGCTACATGCGGCTCACCTCCGACGAGGAGGCCGCTAATGTAGCTGCTGCTCTCCTTGAGGGTGATCGGCTCGATGCGGAGCGGGGTAGTGGCTCCGTGCCGGTCAACTGCGGTGCTGAGGTGCTGGACTATAACAAGATAACGGACTCCCGGCAGAGCGGTGATATCCGCATAGGCAACATCGGCTATCTGACCCGGCATTACCGTCCTAATCTGTGGGAGATGCGCTTCGGGTTCGGGGACCCGCGACAGGGGGGGTTCCTGAGTCTGGACTTGCCTGGGGATGTGGTTGCCACAAGCCTGCCCTCGGTAGGAATAGAGGGGGAGAGGCGCATAGACATCGAGGGACTGAGTTCAATCCTCCAGTCCCTGGTGACAGCCGTTAATCGAAATGCGGAGGAAATACGGGCCATCCAAGTAGTATTCGGCGGTGCCCTATTTCGTTTACAGGCTGCAATATCGTCGGGACAGTTACAGAGCGTGATAGATAGCCTACATGTGCGGGAAATACTGAGAATCCCCGTAGGCACGGATAAGTTCTAATGCCCAGTAGGGTACGGATAGCAGATGATTCAGCAAATATAGTATCAGGCGACCAAGGTACTTCTTATGCTGATGCGAGGGCAGGGACAGATGTACTGAGGGTAACAACGGTCAACTTGGATATAGGTCAGACGAAGACGGCCTTACCCACCTTTTTCTGCTACAACACCCTGATTTCCTTTGATACCAGTTTCTTGGGTTCATCTGCGGTTATTATTAGTGCTGTCTTGAGTTTGTACTTTGATGATGAGCAGGCCGGGCAGGACTTTACTATTGAAGCACGGGAGCACGACTTCGGCGACACTATAACGACAGCCGATTTCGTAGCAGGAGCAGACATTAGCGGAAAGACCTTGGTGGCCTCTATGTTGCGCTCGGCTGCCACATTAAACCAGTATAACGCCCTCACCTCTGATGCAGCACTCCTCACCAATATTAATAAGACGGGTAAAACACGCATCGTCGTGACATCCAGCCGATTCCGCACGGGTGACGAGCCGGCTGGATTCACGGAGCGGATAACAGCTCAGATGTTTTCAGCAGCCAATCCGCCTAAGTTGACCATCACGTATATCTCAAGTGGCGGGGGACAACTGTGGATAGAGGGCGATAACCTCCACTACATTGACGCAAGTGGTGTTGAGCATATAGTCTCCATACCCCCTATACCAGCCACTGATGTTGAGGTCTCCGAGTTAGGCTCCGCCACCTACGATGATGTCCAGGACTACATCAACTTCTTCGGAGACCGGACACTCCTCACAGGCGGCACCATCACCGATAACGGGGACGGCACCGCTGCTGTAGCTGCACTGACCGGATGGTGCAAAGAGACCGATTCCAATACCGCCGTAGGCGTGTTCTTTGACTTCGCTTCCCCTGGGAACACCCCAGCCCTCACAGATTTGGTCACCAACTATGTCTATATTGATTACAACGGTGGCACACCTCAGATTGTGGTATCCACGGCAATTCTAACGCATGGGCGGAAGCAAGACCATATACATATAGCGACGATATTTCGTAACGGAACAACCCTTCACTTCCATGAAGAAAATACCATTGGGATAAGTAGGGCCAATGCTGTTAATTTCCACTGGTTGGAGGAGTTCGCCGCCCACCGTGTATCCGGGTTGGTTACTTCGGACGGTGGTTCCTTGGCTCTCTCAATCACAGCGGGAGTTCTCTACGAAGGGTCAAGTAGGCATCCTACAGTTGTTGACGGCTCCACGTGGTCTACCTGGTACTACAACTTCAACACCTCAGCCTGGGTGGAGGTGACTGGTCAGTCAGCTATAGATAACGCCAACTACAATCCCACAGGCAGCGGGACTGGCTTGGCCAACCTGACCGCCAACAGATACGCCGTCCACTGGGTCTACGTGGATATAGACGGCGCAGACCTCCATATCGTCTACGGTCAGGGGGACTACAAAGCTAACGAGGCCGAAGAGGCGGGCGTCCCAGCCCTGCTGCCCGACCAGGTAATCCACTATGGCGTTCTGATAGCCAAGATAATTGTCCAGGACGGGCAGACGGCCTTGACCATCACCTACCCCTGGACATCGGCGTTCACATCCTCATTAGCTACAGACCATGGCAACCTGGCTGGGCTGCTGGACGACGACCACCCCCAGTATGGTCTCAAGAAGTCCAAGTCCATTACGATTGAAAACCCAACCGACTCTGAAGATATCACCATGTTCTTCACCGAGAAGGCCATTACCATTACCGAGATACGGGCCGTAGTAAGAGGAACAACCCCATCTCTGACTTGGACAATCCGGCACGGCACTGACCGGAGTGCCGCTGGGGCAGAGGTTGTGACAAGTGGGACTACTACCACCAGCGAATCTACAGGCAGCGATGTCACCAGCTTTAACGATGCAACCATCATAGCGGACTCATTCGTGTGGCTGGAGACAACAGCCGAATCAGGGACTACTGATGAAGCAGCCATTACCATAGTGTATACGGTGGACTGATAGTGCCCGAACTCTACCTTGCCCCTGTTTCATGGTTTTCGGGCAAAGACCTGGACAACCCGAACTATGAACCTCCCCATTGGGGTTCGCCCAAGGACGCTCAGGGTTTCCCATATCCTTGGAAAGACCTGCGCTCCAACACCCAGAAGGGGCTGCGAGGGCCGGGGACAGACGGCTACGGCCTCATGGTCCTGCCCCAGCAGGTGCCCAACTACGGCTACTACTTGGGGGACAACCTCAACGCTGTCCTGACCGATGTGAGGAAGGACGAGATACGCAGGGCGCTTAAACTTGGTGAACGTATAGTAGCCACCAATGTCCGGGAGTTCATCGTAGAGATGTTCACCCGACAGGGAGACCCCACAGGTATTGACCGGGTGAAGCCCGTCCGGGGCGCCAGGCGAAAGAAGACACAGATAGCAATAGGTAAGGACGTAATCTGGGAGTCCCCGCTGGATAATATCCTACGGGACAACGCCATCGCCATCTTCAGGGCGGACTATCGCCGCAACCGGGCCCTGGTAGCCCAGGGCCTGATGTCCCTGGATGCTATCCGCCGTTGGACGGGTAGCATGAGGCGTAGGCTGGGTATCAGGGCTGAGGAGCTACTGCCGCCTGAGTATAGTAGCGATGGTGAACTGGCCCCTCGTTCTACCGTCTCCGACAACTTCAACCGGGGTGACGAGTCCCTTGATGTTGGGAACTGGGATGAGGTGGCCCAGGACTGGTTGGTGGTATCCAACGAGGCCAGTTGCGCCGCCTCCGGTGCCTCCGCCCGCTATAAAACGGAGCTGAGCAGCGACGACCATTACTGCCAGCACAAGGCGTCCAGCTATAGCAGCAACGCTAAATGGTTCGGCTCATGCCTGCGCTTCGCCGCAGCCGCCGATACCGCCTACCATGTTTTTGCCCGGTTGCGGGCCACAACCAGCGTAGTTTATTTCTATGAGAAGGTGGCTGGCAGCTACAACCTGGTTAACTCTACAGGCGTGGGCACCTACAGCCTGCCGGTGACGGTCTACGGCCACATAGATTCCGGTGATGACTGGGACATTCGTTTGGATACTGTGTCCAAGCTCACTGGGGTAGACAATACCACCATCACGGGTAACTTACGGGCTGGCCTCTCTCAGGATGGTGGGGGCACCAGCACTCAGGATGACTTTGAGGCGGCTGACCTGGCGGCGGTAGCCCGTAGGATATTTGTGGTCGGATGAAGCACCTGTATCTGACCAGTAGTGGGCACTGGGGGCAGCCAGCCCACGTCTATGCCCCAGAGGTGGCTGATGAAGTTCCCCATCGTACGGCGGAGCACCTATGTCCGGGTCCTGGTGGAGCTTGCCGATGTCCAGAAGAGAGCGGAGCGGCTGGTGGCGGTGATTGCCGAGAAGGACACGATACTCAGCCGGTGGCGGCTGGAGCAGAAGGCACGGCATGAAAAGACCTGAAGGGAGAGTCTGATGCCGAACGTGCCCAACTGGGCTATAGAGTTGATAAGCGATGTCGCCGCAACGAAGGCGGATGTGGCCTCAATAAAAGCGGATGTAGCTGCAATCAAGACTAAAGCTCACAATAAAAAGGATGGTTTTGACTGTTTAGGCCTTAACAAGAGATGGCTCTCCCTCGGGATAGGCATAGGAGTGGGCC